AAAACAGACTCCGCTCATGTTTGCCAAGAGGCGATCACTGACACCAAGTAGGTGCAACAGACCGATAACGAGCAAGTACTCGATTCTGTTGTTTTTTACGTGATTGAGGAGGGATGCGACAGAAACCGCACCCTTGACTGTCTCAGCTTCTGGAGACATTCACATGTCCTCCATCGGTTCACAAAGGTATCCCCGATGGGTACCGGGGACAAGGTCCACATACATACGCAAGGTCGTACCGCTCAACTGATTAATACGAATCAGTCCGCATGGTGCGGTAAAACCGCCAACCCTCAATCGGGAACCTGGAACAGGTCTGTCCGCAGTGTTGCGGAACACGATTTCGTCTACTCGCTCACCATCGCCGGATGTTGGGAGCACACCTGCGCCGAGGTATTCGTCATCGTAGGGTGGTGCGTCATTTTGACTCTCAAGGTCATCCAGCACTCGTGCTGTTTGATTTGTTCCTTGATTGAAAACTTGACTTATCCAGTTCGAACTAATATCTGGCGTTCTCGGATCTGGATTAAAAACCAGAGCACGGGATAGAGCATATCCCTTGATCAGGCCTTTCCCATTTGCGTTATCATCACCAATCATGTGCACGTTAAAACCGGTGACATTTGTGGTTCCTTGGTCAGGGATAACGAATTCAGCAGGCAACCATTCGCCTACCTGCGTGTTATTAAACCCAAGTGGCAACAAATTTGCATTAAAATTTGAAGCTACATGTGTTTGGTCAAAGTGGACTTTGTAATCGTAATACTTCGGCTTAACGCCCTCAGCAAATTCCATTGCCATTTCATTCATGTCATTCCAAGCGTCCTTCGACTTCTTCCAAGCATTAGCCACCGTCCAAGTTGTTGGCAGCTTGTCAATGGTAACAGTACCATTTGCGGTACCACCGCTATCAACAAACGTTAATCCAGCGACAGCCCACTGGATCCCCTGTTTGTAGAATCTTCGATTTAGTATACTTGCACACTGTGACAAGTCCAGATATTTCACATCTGGAGCAACGTCAAAACTCATTCGCATAACTGCGGGTTCCATTCGTGGACCCTTGTAGCTCTTCTTGGCCATGGGCCATATGGTGGGTAGGGGGTCGATAATACTTCCCCCCGTAGCGCCCTACCCCCTCCGAATTCTGGTTCACCGTTGGGCCGCCACCCTCCGGATTCCCATCTTCTCCGCCTTTCAACCGGAGTTGAAGGCACAAAATTGTTTGTGCTACATGTGCGACAAAATCGCTCATTTCTGGGCTCTTAACCATCGCCGGCGCATCTCCGCCGACACTTTCGGCACCAGGGGCCGAATACGTATAGATCGTCGAGTAATTAATACACAGATTTTCATCTGTGTATTGAGTTCACTAGGTTTCTCACAATTGCATAGCCAGGGGGCTACACTTTCTGAGGTCCCATATATGGCCTCAACATTTGTGCACGTTGTGCATTTCATTATCGCCAGCATCCGCAATATGTGTATCCACATCTTATACATCGGTTGCTGTTCTCCATCCGGTAGACACCGGTAATCAAGATTGCCAGGAATGCATCTTTCTTGCTCATGCCCCAAAGGGATGGCCTGAGACCTATAATTGTACGCCAAACAGACGCTGATTTGCAACCAAATCATATGCATCGTAGGCTAACATTGCCCAGCCAAGGCCTGGTATAGCTCGAGCAGCAATTCTGCCCGCTGTTCGAGCTCCGGTTTTCATACCGAGTCTCTTACCGAGTTTTTCTCCAGCTTGATATGCTGGGGAACTCGCCATCTGGAATGCTTTACGATCTTTAACAGCCGCAGCTATTCCATATCTTTCGGCATCAATGCCTTTGTATGCATACGACATAATGTTAGGATTCCCCATAGTCGTTAGATGCAATGGTATTGCTGTATGGCTAATCACATTAGCCATTTGCAGACCCAAGTGGCCGAAGACCACACGATCGTCGGTGCCCACACCGTGATCTTTGACTGTGTCGTAACTCCACTGTGCCCAAGGTGACGTGAAGACTGGTGTAATCATTCTACCCACTCCTGGTCACAGCCCAGACAGATAACATGATTCACACCATGTGTTTCTATGAACATTCGACTGTGCTTTTTGCTCCCACATCGGGAGCATGGCACTGTTTCCATCAAAAACAGACTCCGCTCATGTTTGCCAAGAGGCGATCACTGACACCAAGTAGGTGCAACAGACCGATAACGAGCAAGTACTCGATTCTGTTGTTTTTTACGTGATTGAGGAGGGATGCGACAGA